TTGTGGAAAGACCCCTGCAGGATCACAGATCTGTCCTCGGCCATTGAGTCGATAGTAGTTTCCTTATCGTCCCCAGTGATCTTGACCAGATCCAAGAATCCCAATCCATGCGTGTGTTTAACGATGTCTTTTAAGATGTCTATCATAATACCCTAAGTGTACATGATATTTAGGTCTTAGTCTAGTGTTAATTCAGAAATTCCGTACACCACTGGATTTTGTTTACCAGGCTTTCGGAATATGGCGTAACTTGCCCCGGGTCGGAATTGGTTCATTTCTACCACTTCATATCCTTCCTGTTTGATCATTTCCGTCATGGATGTCTTGGTGTTGTAGTTCCAGTAGCCTCTCTTGGCCAAGTCCAGTTCCAGGTCATAGTGGCAGTCTGAGTACTGTATGAAACAGTAACCACCGGGTATGAGCACCCTCTTGATGTCGTGCAGATACTGTTGCACGTGCTGTTGTGTGAAGAAAACGAACGTGTCCCAACTGAACACGAGGTTACAACTGTTCTGTGGTATGTTGGAACACTCTGTGTTGCGGGTGGTGTAGAACTTTAGATACTTGTGGTGTCTGGGATTGAATTTCTGTCTTATAACCCTCTCACGATCCACCAACACGTCAAGGAAGAAGTTGAGTCTCCATGATCTGAAGTCCATAGAGAACATGCCATCTCCTGGTCCTATCTCCAAGCTGTTGTATATGTTGGTTCTCGCGAACTGGAATATCTTGGTCTGTACCATCCTCTGCAGGCCGGGATCAACAAATGGTCTCTGTTGTTTCTGTTTGAGATCTGCCTTGAACCAGTCTGTGGTCTTGTCTATCCTTGCTATTGCTTCCTTGTTGTTGGCATCAACTGCCAATGCAAGGTCCTTCAATATTTTTAAATTGCTATCAATCAATTCCTGTAGGTCCTCTTTTTTTACCTTTTCTAGTTTTTCTATCAACAATTTTATTTCTTCTATACTAAGCATCTAGGGCCACAAAAAATATTGCGTGTAATTTACTTTTAAGGTTATTTACAAAACTTGCACTGGTATGGAAATTACTTCTGTCCCATATAATGGCAGATCCAATCTGCCAATCGTATATCCCGTCGATACTTAGGTTCTTAAGAGTGTCAGGATCCTGTACGTGTTTCAAATACTTTTCGCGAATCTCTGCGTCGATTGGTGTTTGACTTATATTTTCGATACGCTCATCGTTGGCAGTGATGTGTTCCGAAATATTCCATGCATCGTGCTGGCTGAACTCTTTGAGCGTTACTGTTGGGCCTACGTATCTTTGTTCAAATATCACAGTGCTGGTTGAAGCATCGTTTGGGACCAGTCGCAATGGCACCAGTATCGCGTGTCCTAATTGCCTGGTGTTGTCTTCGTGGGGTTGCCATCCGTCTGTGTGTATCTCCACGGGATGATGCCAATCGGTAAAAGTACAAGCACTCACTGTGCCAGTTGGGTATAATGATTTGATTTTGCTGTCGAAAAGATCTTTGAAAAAAGTTGAATCTGCGTGATCATAATTCATAAGTTTTCTACGGTTTGCTGGACTGCTGTATTCATCACTGTATGGGATATCATCATATTGGGTCAAGATAGAGTCAACCTCTTGCCTTGTCAAAAATTGCTTCACAGTGTAACTAAATTTTGCCATTTTTAGTACTCAAATAATCTGTTGAACGTGTTTGTCGTTTCTGTACTCTGGACGTCCCAATCTAACACACCTATGAGATTATCAATTTTCTGGTCAAGTATTGTTGCCTCCATTGCTTCCGAGTCAAACGGTAGTTCCTTGAACCATTCCGGTATACGCAGTTCATCCACCGGATACGCGATCGACGTGTAACCCAAAGGATTTGACTTCAGTTTACACACTATAACCTTGGCTCCGTCTGTTATGTGCATCGAGTACTTGTCCCCGTACATGTCTCGGCAACGGTTCCAGTTCATGCTGGCCCTGACGTGTCCTGGCATGTTGGTCTTGCCCTTCTTGTTCTCCTCCTCTGTGTACTTGGTCATGTTGTTAGCCCGCTTTGGAGATCCTTTCTCCCAACCTGGCCTAGACTTGAATTCTGCCCTGAATTCACTTATTTTCTCCAGTACTTCTTCTTCCGTCATGCCCGTCAGCACCATATAGAGTAAATCACTCAGGAAATCTTGTACGAACACAGGTGTGTCTGATCTCTTTAGGTCGAGCCCCATGGCCTTGACCTTGCCCGCCTTGCCTTCTGTGTCCACGCGTTTGCCTTCCTTGTCGTAGTACAGCACCGCGTACCTCTTCTTGGTTATGAACAGGCCTTTACTGGCCACCAGTTCCCTGCCCGCCGCTATGACCTCGCCACGCGTGCCTGGGCAATGAAATGCTCGGGTCATGAATGATTTGAATGATCCGTTCACCTCGTCGGCGATCTTGTCGTACAACGCGACCACTGACTCTTTGTTCCATGGTATCACACCTTCGTCGATCTCTTTCTTCAACGTCTTGTGTGCTGTGAAATACACCGAGTCCGTGTCACCATACACCACGCTCTCGCCCTTGTGATCATACTTGCCCGCCACGATCTCGTTGACCTTGCTGGCCATGTGCCTGGTGATACATCTGCCCGTCAGTGTCACACTCTGACCTATCCTGATGTCAAAGAACCTACAGCCTGGGTTCAGTATCGCACCATACAGACTGTTCAGGTTGATCTTCTTGACCAATTGCCTCTTGTCCCAGTACTCCCTTTCAATCTCGTTGTCACCGCAGTCACGCATTTTCTGTTGCATCTCCTGTCTCTCTGCGTACCAGCGTTTCAACAGACCTGGAATGATGGCCTCATACTCGTACGTGAATATTGTTCCATTGGCGCTGAGCATCCATTTGTTGTTGCCGTCGAATATCACATCATACAGTTGTGCCGCGCTCATACGCACACTGGTCTTGTCCTCCCAGTCCACTATGATCTCCGTGCCCTTGTCCTGTTTCATCACTGCCTGGTACTCCCATGACCCGAACTGGCTGTCCCATGCGGCCGCGAACGACTTCTTGGCGTGTTTGGCCCTGTTGATCTCCGCTGACGTGATCACAGGCCTTATCTGTCCCACGATGGTCTCTGGTCCCATGTTCAAGGCTCGGATCACACTAGGATACAGTGAGTTGATGTCGATCGATCCTATCCAATCATGTATGCCCTTCATCGGGGTCGCCACGTATGCTCCAGCGGCCGGTTGGTTCTCCTCACCTTCCTTCTTGTATTTCCTGCCAGGCACCTGCATACCTCTCCTGTGTGCCTCGTTCACAATCGCTTGTTCCGTAACTGCGACAGCACCCATCGTTGTCTGTAGCAACACAGTGTTCTGGTGTGCGATCTCGTTGGCCAGTTCAATGAACTTCAATTTCTTTTCGAGTTTGGCCAGCAGTGCGGTGTCCTGCCTGTTGTATTCTATGAACAAGCCAAAATCGTTCTTGTATAGGTTGTCCAATGATCCCTCGTACACTGTCTTGCGTTCTCCCAGTTCGTGTTCGCCTATGGCGTCTAGTCTGAAACTGTGTCGTTCCTCGTATGTGTACTTCCTGTACAGTTCCAACAAGTCCAGGTGTACCCTACCAATGAGGTCAAAGCTCAACTGCTCTCGACCGTACTTCTCGAACACCCTCTTCTTGGGCTTCTCGCCCCAGAAACACAATCTACGCGTGTCGTCACCACTGAGCACCTTCTGTATCCTTCCCACGGTGTAGGGGATATCATATCCCTCTGAGTTCCATCCGCTCAATATGTCAGCGTCTTCAACAAGTTGTAGGAAAGCGTCCAGCATGTCCTTCTCCTTCTCGAACAGCATGGTGTTGTCAAACCTCTTCGTGAGTTCCTCGGCGTCCTTCATGCTGATGGTCTTGGGTGGCACAGCGAGTGTGACCAGTTGATCCGTCCAGCTCATGTAACAACTTATGGCAGTTATGGGCATGAACGGATCATCCGTCGTTGAGTAACCACGATCTGGATCGAAGTCTACCTCAATATCGAAAAACATCACGTTGAGTTTTGGAGTTTCTTTACCTAGATAGTTCTCCTCCAGGCACCTGAACACTGGATTGATGTCGTGTTCGTACAGTTGCTTGTTTGATCTTACCCGTTGCTCTTTTATGAATTCCTTGTGTGTTTGGCACACCACGCGCTGTAGTGGCTCTCCGGTCATTCCCCTGTGCTTGCCTCGGGCGTCCGGATAGTAGAACACGTACCTGGCATCGTACTCGGTGAATATGCGACCCTTCTTGGGATCACGCTCAACCACGTAGATCCTGTCCTCGTCCTTCTTGTATAGTGCGTCTATGTAACTCATCTTACCACCAATAACTGGCCACGCCGTAGCCATAGACATTTATGATTGAGAAGTAGCCTGTGATCATCATCACGAATGCGGCGTTCCTCCTGTAGGCGGCGTAACACTGTGTCACAGCACCTATGAAGAATCCCGGGTATATGATTGTCATGTCTGGGTCCGCGGCCGTGATCGCTAGTGTGAGGCTGGCTCCTACAGTGAAAATGAAACTGACCAGTTCGAAGTAGAACGCGGTCCTGTCACTCTCAAAACTACGAAGCCAGAATGATCTGACTTTCGTGAACATTAAAGTTTGCCGGCCGTGTTGAGTATGCTCTCCAGTGTGTCCATCTCGTCCGCGATGTTCTGGTAGTTGCCCTTGTGTGCGACTGATATCGCCTTGTTGATCAGTGCTGGTTTGAGTTCCAGTTCTTC